GAGGGTCTCTTCATCGTAGCCCTCGTATGTGTCACCACAGCAGCGAACTTCGCGCTGTACTTCCACCTCATCTAAGGATCAGACCATGAGCAAGTCAGTCAGCAACAACGTGTTCAAGAAGAAATCGGGCATCCAGAACATCCAGGCTTATCTGGAGTCGGGCCGCAGCATCACCCCGCTGGAAGCCCTGAGCAACTTCGGCATCTTCCGGTTGGCTACGGCCATCGATACGCTCCGCAAGCGTGGTATGCCCATCGAAACGGAGATGAAGAAGGACCCGAACGGGAAGACCTATGCGCGCTATGTGCTGGGTGAAGAGAAGGTCGAAGCGGTGGTTCCGCAATTCAACGTGGGTGACCGCGTACTGGTCGTAGGCAACTACTACCCAGAACGAAAGGGCAAGACGGCTGCTGTGGTCAAAGTCTACACAGACGGTCCGTACCCCTGCCGTGCGCTGGTTGATGGGGAAGAGCGCGCCTCACTCTACCTCGCTGAAGAACTCACCCTGGCCCCCGCAGAGGCCCCCAAGAAGGAACTGAAGGTGGGCGCTCGGGTTCGCTCCCGCCTGAGTCTGGAAGAGGCGCTGGGAACGGTCATCAGCATCGACAGCTACGGGTGGCCTGTGCGGGTGGCGCTGGACAACCTGGACGGCGACGTGGGGCGCTTCGATGCCCATGAACTGGAGGTCATCTAATGACCACCCTCCGTACCGCATTCGAAGACGCCATTGAACTCACGGTCCCCACGGACCTCAGTGTGCGCATCTGGGAGGCCCTCCTGAAGAAGCCTAAGACATCCCGTGACACCCAACGCGGCTACTCGACAACCATTGGGTTCCGCACGTACAGCCAACTGAAGAACCAAGGGGTACTGGAATGACCAACTCCCAAGCTACATACATCTCCGAACTCGAAGACTCCATCGTTGAAGCGGAGTGGGAAGTAGAGGACCTGAAGGCATCCATCCGTGAAGCTGCGGAGGAAGGCGGGGATACCTGGATTTTCTCGCAGATGCTTGAGCACGCTGAGCAGACCCTTCACGCCCTTCAAGAGGACCTCGATGTGGCTGAAGAGGCCTACGACCGCTGATGACTGAAAGCGAGTTCCTCCAACATGAGCCGTGCCCTTCCTGTGGTAGCTCGGACGGGCTCGCTCGATACACCGATAACCACGCGTACTGCTTCGTCTGTAAGCACCGCGAGAGGGGCTCCGAAGATGGGGCTGTAGAACACACCCCAAGGAAGCCAATGGCAAAAGACCTGATTCTGGATGGAGAAGTAAAGGCCCTCAGCAAGCGCAAGCTCAGCGAGGAAACCTGTAGGAAGTTCGGGTACACCGTGGGGACCAGCAGTAAGGGCAACACGGTTCAACTGGCGCCGTACTTTGATGGGCAGCAGATGGTTGCCCAGAAGATGCGGGACGCTGACAAGAACTTTGTCACGCTCGGAGACTTCAAGAACGCTGGCCTCTTCGGTCAGCAACTCTGGAGGGATGGCGGCAAGAAGGTGGTGGTAACGGAAGGCGAGATTGACTGCATGACCGTCTCCCAGCTCCAAGGCAACAAGTGGCCTGTTGTCTCCGTACCTAATGGGGCACAGGGGGCCAAGAAGTCCCTGCAGAAGCACCTTGAGTGGCTTGAGCAGTTCGAGGAAATTGTGTTGCTGTTCGATATGGACGAACCGGGGCAAGCAGCGGTAGCCGAATGTGCCCCACTGTTCACTCCCGGCAAGTGCAAGGTGGCCAGCCTCCCGAACGGCTTCAAGGACCCGAACGAGATGCTGCTGGCAGGTAGGGGTTCCGAAGTCATCGATGCTGTATGGGGTGCCAAGACGTACCGCCCTGATGGCCTTGTGCGCATCGGGGACCTCCGCGAGAAGCTCCGCACCCCGGTGGTTATGGGCCTCCCCTGGTTCCTCCCCGAGCTCACTGAGTGGACCTACGGCCGCCGCTATGGGGAAATTTATGGGGTTGGTGCAGGTACTGGAGTAGGCAAGACCGACTTCCTCACCCAACAGATTGATTACGACATCAACGTACTCAAGCAGCGGGTGGGCACCATCTTCTTGGAGCAGCAGCCTGATGAAACAGTGCGGCGGGTGGCAGGGAAGATGTGCGGCAAGCGGTTTCACGTACCCAACGCTGGGTGGACGCAGGAGGAACTAGATGAGGCCGCTGACAAGCTGGAGCACGAAGACCTGCTGCTTCTATACGACTCCTTTGGGGAGACCGAGTGGGATGTTGTGAAGGCCAAGGTGCGGTTCATGGCTGTCTCCGATGGCATCCGCATTATCTACATCGACCACCTCACGGCGATGGCGGACACCGCTGATGAGAAGGGCAGCCTTGAGCAGATCATGAAAGAGATGGCAGGGCTCGCTAAGGAGCTCAACATCATCATCATCTTCGTGTCCCACTTGACCACCCCCGAGAAGGGCAAGAGCCACGAGGAAGGTGGCCGGGTAACCATCCGCCACTTCAAGGGCTCCCGTGCAATTGGCTTCTGGGCGCACTACCTCTTCGGCCTAGAGCGCGACCAGCAGGCTGAGGAAGAGCGGCTCCAGCAGGTGACCACCCTCCGAGGACTCAAGGACCGCTACACAGGTCAGGCTACCGGGAAGGTCCTCTACTTAGGGTACACGGCCGAGACTGGCATGTTATTCCCGATTGATGGCAACCCATTCGAAGACGAGACCCAGGGCAAGAAGTCCCATTGGGACGAAGACGCACCTTTCTGAGCACCCTAGATGAAACAGAAGATTAGCCAGTGGACCGTGCGGCACCGTGAGCAAACCGTAGCGGGCCCGTGGACCACCCGCGCTATGGCTACTGCCCACATTGCGAAGGCGGTCCGTGACAACCCAGCCGTGAGCGTAGACCAGTACCAGATTGTGGAAGTGGTCTACCAACTCGAAGGCTTCAACTACTACCAACCGAAACTAGATTGAACTTCACATACAGCAAGAACGGCTTGGCACTCACGAAGCAATTCGAGGGGTGCAAGCTGACCGCGTATCAAGACTCAGTGGGTGTATGGACCATTGGCTACGGCCACACGGGCTCAATCGTCAACCGCATGGGAGTAGTTATCACCCAAGCACAGGCGGACTCCTTGCTCATGCAAGACATCGCTCGCTTTGAGGACGGAGTGAACAAGTTGGTTAAGGTTCCCCTCAACCAGAACCAGTTCGATGCCTTGGTGGACTTCTCGTTCAACCTCGGGCTGGGCAATCTGGGTAGCTCCACGCTGCTCAAGAAGCTCAACGCTGGGGACATCAAAGGGGCAGCGGAAGAGTTCCTGAGATGGGATAAGGCTGGCGGGAAGGTTCTCGCTGGGCTGACCAGACGCAGGAAAGCAGAGCGGGACTTGTTCCTGAGCTAAGTAACACACAAGCAAGTACACAAGGGCTGCCTTCGGGTGGCCCTTTTCATTTTCTAAAGCTACTCGATAGGGAGAGCGTATGCGATTCGATGACAACCCGCTGGAGATGACTCCGCGTGAAGCATGGCTGGAAATGCAGTACCTGAAGCTGAAGGGCGAGAACGAGTACCTGAAGCAAGCGAGTGGGCAGCGTTACAGCATGGCCGAGCCCCCTGAGACTCTGTATATGGACCGCAACATCCGTGTACTGCAACTGGCTGCCGAGTGCCGAGCAGTTAACGATGTCCAGCGGGATGGCCTCCACGTGATGGTCCGCAGCAACACAACCGAATTCGGGGAGACAAGCCTAAAGTACTTCGTCTCTAACATGGCCCTGTACACAGCGCGGGACCGGGCAGCGGTAATGACTGACATGCACAAGAAGGTGGTCTTTGATATTGGCCGCCATCTCTGGGATGTCAAATGAGGTTCATCGCTGACATCGAATCGAATGGGTTCCTGGACAAGGTAACCACCATTCATTGCTTGGTCCTCAAGGACCTCGACACAAGACAACATCACCGCTTCAACCACCTGCATGGGGGCCGCAGCATCGAAGAGGGCCTCGCCCTGCTGCAGAAGGCGGACCTCGTGGTGGGTCACAATTGGATTTCGTTTGACTACCCGGTTATCCAGAAGCTCTACCCCGGGTTCACTCTGGATGAATCCAAGGTCCTCGATACGCTGGTAATGGCCCGCCTCATCTACCCGGACCTCTGGGACATCGATACGGCCCTCTACGAGAAGGGCAAGCTCCCCGGCAATCTCCGTAAGCGCCAATCGTTGGAGGCCTGGGGTCACCGTCTGGGGCTCCATAAGGGGGACTACTCGGCTGAGATGAAGGCTAAGGGCTTGGACCCGTGGGAGTGCTGGAACATGCCGATGGAGGACTACTGCTGTGGCGATACGGATGTAACCGAGGCCCTGTTCAAGAAGCTGGAGGGGAAGAACTATTCCCAGATGGCTATCGAACTGGAGCATCAGGTGGCCTGGATCATCACCGCACAGGAGCGCCGTGGGTTCTCTTTCGACAAGGACGGGGCCGCCAAGCTGCTGGCTACGTTGGTCAAGGAGAAGCTCAAGATGGAAGAGGAGCTCACCGAAGTCTTCAAGCCAATGTGGATGCGCGATGGCAAGGTGTTCATCCCGAAGCGTGCTGACAAGAAGCGGGGCTATGAGCCGGATGTTCCCTTCCAGAAGATCAAGCTCACCGAGTTCAACCCCACGAGCCGGGACCACATCGCTCTCTGGCTGAAGCGCCTCTACGGATGGAAGCCGCTGGAGTTCGGTAAGGACGGGAAGCCCACGGTTGACGAAGAGGTCCTAGCAAAGCTGCCCTACAAGGAAGCTGAGGTGCTCCAACGCTACCTGATGATTGGCAAGCGGCTGGGGCAGTTGGCTGAGGGCAAGGAAGCATGGCTCCGTCACGAGAAGAACGGGCGCATCCACGGGTCTGTGATGACAAACGGCGCGGTCACTGGTCGGGCCACCCACAGCAAGCCTAACGTGGCTCAAGTGCCTAGCGTAGGTGCTCCCTTCGGTGGCGAGAGCCGTGCCCTGTTCCGTGCAACCCCCGGCCTCAAGCTGGTGGGCACTGACCTCTCAGGTATCGAACTCCGCTGTTTGGCACACTACATGGCCCGCTGGGACGGTGGCGCCTACGGTGAGGTCCTGCTTAACGGGGACATCCACACGGCCAACCAAGAGGCTGCAGGGCTGCCCACACGGGCCAACGCCAAGACCTTCATCTACGGGTTCCTCTACGGGGCCGGTGTGGAGAAGATTGGGTCCATCGTGGGTAAAGGGCGCGCTGAAGGAACCAAGCTCCGCAACAAGTTCCTGGCCTCCCTCCCCGCTCTAAAGAGCCTCATCGATGCTGTGCAGGCCAAGGCCAAGTCTGCTGGGGTTCTCATTGGCCTTGATGGTCGGCAACTCCACGTCCGCTCTGCCCACTCCGCACTGAACACCCTACTCCAATCCGCTGGTGCCTTGGTCTCCAAGCGCTGGCTCGTTGAGGTTGACCTAGGGCTGAAGGCTGCGGGCATCCGGGACCGCGTACATCAGGTGGCCTGGATTCACGATGAGGTGCAGCTTGAGTGCCCTGAGGAACTCACTGAGGTGGTCGCCAAGATCACCACGGAGGCCGCTGCGAAAGCTGGAGAGTTCTTCAAGTTCCGCCTTCCGATTGCCGCTGAGGCTCAGATTGGCACCACATGGAAAGACGTTCACTAACCAAAGGAAACACACATGCTCCAATTCCCTGGACTGGAGGTGCTCACTGTCCTCGTGCGGAAGCACTTCACGAAGACTGAGCCAGAAGTATCAGCAGACAACCGACTCACTGAAGTCATCCAGCGTGCTCAATCCGGGGGCTTCAGTCTCCAGAACGATTACGCACGGACCAACGCTCAGGTGGTGGCTATGGCTGCCTCCTGTGGGTACATCACGACCGAGCAGAAGCGTGGCTCGTTTGGCCGCAAGTGGCTGGCTACAAGGAAAGGTAAGGCTTACCTGGAGGTGAACTGATGGCAACCGTTAGAGAACTGAAGGCGTATCTGGAGACCATCCCAGAGGATGCAGAGGTGTTTGTGAACTGCAGGGACTACGGCGGATTCTCTTACATGAGCGCGCTCAACCTAGAGCCGTACTCAGGGAACGTGGACTTCAACACCGCACTGGGGACTGACCACCTCTACTTGGGGGAGCACTGATGTTCCCCCTCTCCGCAGTCCCAAGCCTCGCCAAGTACATCGGCGTTGCCCTCGTGGTCATCCTCTTGGGCTCCATCGGCTACTTCTCAGTCCACACCTACACCACCACAGTCCAACAGAACGGGCAGCTACAGGCCACCAACGTGACCCTGAAGGCTGACTCTGCGAAGGCTTCAAGTGCTACGGAAGTGGCCGTGAAGAAGCTCCAGCAGTTCGACACCATCATCCAAAAGAAGGCAACGAATGAACAACACCTCCAGCAAGACGCTGCCCAGTTCGTCTCCGAGCGAAAGCAGCTTGGTGTACAGAGCGTGGCTGTTGATGCTTGGGCTACCGCTCCTGTGCCTGCTGCTGTCATTAGCAGCCTGTGTGAGCGCACCGCAATCCGTAGCTCCGATTGTCACCGAGACCAAGACAGTCCAAATCCCGCAAGCACTGACCTCCCCCACTGAGCCCGCTATCTGCAGGCTGGAAACCAACGGGGACTTGGTGGACTGCATCAAGGCGTATGACAACCAATTGCTCTCGTGCAATGCCGATAAGGCGAGCATCGAAGAGTTCCAGAAGGAGCCTAAGTGATGGACGCAAGAGACATCTTGACCTACTTCGATGAAGACGGTGAGCACGATGAGCAGTATCTAGAGGCTGTGCAGGTGGGCGAATGGGAGGTGGACCACAAGTACGAATCCCAGTCTACGGTCTATCGGCACATCCCCAGCGGGCGTTACTTCGATGTCATCCAGACGCGCTCTGGCAGCTACTACTCTGACTATGAGTATCTGGATTCGGTAGTCTACGAAGTCCAGCCCGTGGAGTACAAGGCCATCAAATATGTGGTGGTCAAGTGACATCCGCTCAAGTCCTCGCATTCCACACCCAAGAACTCCTCGAAGCCCACCGCCAGTTGTCCTTGGCTGGCGTCATCACCCACCTCAACAGCCAGCCCCTGACCATCAGCCAACGCTGTGCAATCGCACGGGAAGCGCTGGTTGCCTGGGGTTCCACCAAGTCAGTCCTTACAAAGGCTATGCAATGAACCTGTTCGACCAATTCGAAGAAATCCTCAGCAAGCTCAAGGACGCTGGGATCACGGGAGCCCTCATCGCGGGGGGTGCCTGCCGTGACCACATCCTGGGCCGCCCTGTGAAGGATATTGATGTCTTCGTGCCCTCGCAGCCGAACATCGATGTGAAGCTGGCGAAAGCCTTTGGGGCCTTCAACGTGAGCCCTATCATCGCCGCAGAGTACGCAGGTGCTGGTGGTGAGGTAGAGCACGTCTACGAGATTCAAGAGGAAGACGCGGACCCCTTCGCTCCTCATCCGCTGGAGCATGTGCCCGTTCAGGTTATCGTACTGGCCCCCGGGCTGGACCCGATTGAACGCGCTAAGTGCCATGACTTTGGCATCTGCCAAGCGTGGTA